GTTCTAACAACATCATTGCCGCTCTCTGTCTCTGCTCAAATTCTAATAACTTTTTTCTCTGTTCTTGTTCTAATTTTAATTTTGCACCAGCATTTGCCAAATCTTGATTAAGAGCCGCATCTGCAAATGCTTTTCCTTTGGCAGCTTCCGCTTTTAATTCACCAGCAACTTTTGGGTCTTCTTTACCTTCCATTAATGCCATTAACGCAGATATATCCATTCCGGTAGCCTGTGATAATTGTTGTTTAGCAAATGGATTCATTGCACCGATATCCATGCCACCCAACGCGGATTTAAGAGCAGCTGCACCTCCTGCTTGGTCACCTGCCATTAATTTAGCTCTTACTTCGGAAAGATTTACATTTTTACCCAACATTGCGGATAAACTCATTTCCGCTTTAATACTATCTTTATAGTTTAATACCATAGTATCCGATGCCTTCATCATTGATGACATGGATACACTCATTTTACTTAATAAAACCGCCTGTTTTGCAAAACTATCAGCGGTACCATTACTGAATTTATATATATCTTCGCCCGCTTCTTTAATTTGATTGAAGATTACTTGAGGTGCTATATCATTTATTTTAGCAAATGATTCAAATCCGGCTATTAAATTTTGAGCCGTTTCAGCTGAAGTTTTACCCATCAAACTGAATAATTTTGTCATATTCATGACATCCTCATCACTTCCACTTAAATGATATGCCAAACCTTGCGCGTTTTCAGATAGTTGAAAACTTTGTTTAATTCCCAATCCAAATGTAGCAGTGAATTTACCTACACCTTCGAGTATTTGTTTTGTACCAGAACCGATTGCTTTTAAGGCTCTTTCTGAAATTGTTGCATATTTTTCTATAAATGAGATACCAGAAGCTGCTATTGCTTTTCTTTTTTCTAATTCAGCATCTAATGTTTCCTTTGCTTGGTCTAATTGGAATTGTAATGCATCTTTTCTTAACCCCATTTCGTACTCAACTTCATCCTTGACTAAACTATGTTCGAATGCCATCTTATCCATCGCAATCCCTTTTGAATGGTCAAAAATTTCTCTCTGAAGTTGTTGTTGTAATTCTAATGGTTTTTGATAAGCATATTTTGCATTTAGTTTTCTAAATTCTTCAGTATTTTGTAAATTTTTCTGCATGTCTTCTATCCCACCAGGTCCTAACATACTACCTGGTTTGGCAGCCATTTTTACTCCTGCCACGAGTTTAGCTAATCCACCACTATTCCAAAAATCAAAGGCCATTTTTAAACCACTAATTACAGCTCCTACTGGACCAGCTGCTCTTAATATCGCACCTCCAACAGAACCTAATCCTGCTGCGGCTTTACCCATCATACCACTTCCAAATGACTTACCACCTCCTAGACCCGCCAATCCCTTTTTAAAACCATTAAAATTTTCTTTACCCATTAATTTTCCGGCTACGCGCATGGTTTTTTTACCGAATAAGTTTTCAAATTGGTCGACAGCACTCGCCACTTTTTTCTGGTCGCCACTCTCTTTTTTCTTTTCCCCTTCTACTTTTTTCTTTGCTTTTCGGTCTAGCTCTTGTGTTTTTGCAAATCCGTCAAAAGAATCCGCTAATCTTTCCGCTACTTTTGAAAAATTGTCAACGGTTGTTTGAAAAGTACCTATACTTCTTTCTTGAGTTAAATCTAATTCTTCTTGTTTGCGACTCTTTGCCATAATTAATTATAGTATAATTACATATAAATATACATAATACTATTTTCTTCGTGTCTTACTAGGTGTTGATGCTGCTTTTTTAGCTGCATTTTCATAAACTTTAGCTTCTGTGTTTTTACTGTTAATTAATTCATTCCAATAAAATTCTCTTAATTTAGTTGGCATGAAATAAACGTCATGCCAAGTAAACCCGCCATTTGAGTTATAAATTAATGAAAATATCTGTTTGTGTAACGATACAGAGTAATTAGTCGGTAGGGTAAAAAAAGTCAAGCCCTATTGGGACTTTAAGAGCCTCCGTCTCTCCTGTAAAAGGGGATACATATTCAAAACTTAAATCTATATCTGGAGTAATTTTTTGTATATATTTTCTTAAAGCCCTAGAGTCAGCCGCTCTCAACTGATTTATAACGAAATTACTGATAAACCCTAAATCTCTATTACCATCTACTTCTAAAATAATTCTTCTTAATCGTGTAGTAACTTCTTTACTTTCTTTTAGAGTTTTTTCGGATGCTTCAATATCTTTATTTATAGCCGATTCATCACCATGAGTCAATAATTTAAATTTAATCAATGATTTAGATTGTGGTAATGTAAATTGATATTCATTTTCTCTATTTAGTAAATTTTCATCAACTTCTTTAATTGATAATTTACTCATATCAACTTTAGTTTCAACTGGTTCGTTTTCAACTGGGTCGGTAACCGTAACATTGTACTCTGGTCCGTATGCCAATACTCTCGTTGCTATTAAAATTGCGTTTTTATCCCCAATTATTAAGTCAGAAAGACTTACTCCAGGTTCTACGATTATTGATTCTAATAATTTGTCAATTACTATACCCTTACGGATAAGATTTGTAGAAGTAAGAATATCTTCTTCTTTAGCAGTCATTAATTTAACAGTCACCTCACCTTTTGACAATGGAGATGATTCAGGATAACATAATCCTTTTGATGGTAAACTAATAATTTCAGTTGGAAATGGATATGATTTTTGTTGTTGGTAAACAGGATTAGGATTTAATCCTCTACTGACGGTTTGTTCGTTTATTTCTTCCATGATAATAATAACATTTTGTTTAATTATAAGTATATATAAAACAAAAAAATGGGATGTATTTCTACACCCCATATTAAATTATTTTAAAGTTTACAATTAGAGATTAATATTCAAGAATTGCGTAATCATAAGTTAAAGTTAATTCTATCGATAGTGGGTCGTTTGAAGCCCAATCTAATTCACCAAAGTTTGCGGAAGTAATAAAAGCTCCTTTAAGAGTCCATTGTTCAACTTTATCACCAACTGGACCTAATAAGAAGAAATTAATATCTTTCTTATAAAAAGCTGCATATCCATCTCTACCTGTTAGAGATTCGTGTGAACTTCTAACCCACTCCATTACTTGCTGTGCTCCAGATGGAACAATTGGGTCATAAAGAGAGATAGTGATATCATCCCAAGTTGATTTTCCCTTTATCTTACGCTTTACGTTGATATGGTCTAATTCAACTATTTCCGAAGTAAATGTTGGTCTACTTGCCGTTTTAATGATGTATGATTCAATACCATTGATTTCCATAATAAATCTATTCCCCAATTTGGGTTCAAAATTTCTGTAGAACATCTTGTCAAACTCTAATATTTCTGGCATTTGTGTATATATTTAATGTTTATTACTTATAAATATTGTTTTTTAAAATTATCCGCTAAAACTTGCTCCAGTTGGTAAAATGTTGAAATCAATTTGAATGAATTCAGCAGTTTTAGTTGGTTGTAAGAAGATAGCTCCCGCTAATATGTTTCTATCAATCACATCAGGTGTGTTGTTAGTATCATCCATTACAACTCTGAATGCGTAAAGTCCTTGTCTTTGTTGAATACTATCCAAATACGGATTAACGATGTTTAAGAATCGGTTTCTAGTTTCAGAAGTATTTTGTTCAAACACTAAATATCTAGATGAAGATGCGATATACTTTCTAACAGTCAACAACAATCTTCTTACGTTGATTCTATCCAATGCAGATGGTCTATCTTGCAATGTTTTTTGTCCGAATACTACGATACCTTGTCCAGGGAACTGAACGATTGGGTTTACTTTGTTTTCGTATAGTTCATCCTTTTCAGATTGTGTTAATCTGTTCAACAAACTAACTGCTCCTACTAAACCACCTCTATTTAAACCTGCTGGTGCGAACCATTCTGCTGCTACTCTATCGTTTGCTGCGAATACGCCAGGTAATAATACTGATGGTGGGATTGTGATTAGTTTGTTTGTATTAACATCAATAGTCTTAACCCAAGGATAGTAAGTTGCTACCATATTTGAA